CGTGCAGCTCCTTGCCGTAGATCGTCGCTTGGGTGTCGGTGAACGGGTAGTTCTTGAGCACCTTCACTTCGTGGTAACGGCGAGGGCAGCCCTCGTAATCTTTCAGGGAGCTGTGGCTCCAGGTGACAGGTTTAGTCATGGAAGGTTTACTGCGGTTTGTTGAACGTGCTTGAGGTGCTCGCCCAGCTCGGCGTATTCCTCGATGGGTACTATCCGGCTCTGAAGCTGCCCATCAATATACGACGTGAGCATGATGCCCGTACCGTACAGAAACACATTCTCCAGCAGCTTGGCGTAGTCGTCGTTGATCTGGTCACTCACTAAGGTCACGCTCATCAGAACCTCGCACTCTGAATAGCCCGGGCAAGCCGGTTGCTGAACTCCTCGACAAAGTTCTCGTCGTTGTTCAGATCGGTACGATCCATGTTCTCAAGTATGGCATGTGTCAGCTCGTGCCAAAAGGTTTCGTGAAGGGCGGATAATTTCAAAGGTACGCCGTGATAAGACCTGCGTGCCAGGGTGATCGTGCGCTTGCCGTAGTGCACCTCACCCATCATCGCCCGTTCTTTCATCGACTCGACCACGTCAACGCTGTACCACTTGTCACCGATCTGTATTTTTTTAGGTAGTGTCAATTGCTTCATGCTTTCTCCTTATTTAATATCACCGTAGCACCGGCTGTGGCCAACGTCTGAGTTGAGCGGTATCCCAGGCATATACTTGGGCTCCGCAACCATCTGTTCCCACACCCACTTGGTTGCTTCTTCTGCTTCTTCAGCCGGTACCACCGCCCACAATTCATCATGGACTGTGCCTACCACGGGGTACTTTTTGCTCACCCGTAGCATGCCGTCTGTCATCACCACACGCGCAGTTCCCTGCACGATGTTGTTAGTGATCTTGCCTCCGTAGAGGTTGAGCACCGCAGGGCGCCCGTTCTTTTCACCATCATAAACCCACGCCCCGGTCTTGTCCCGGCGCAGGTTGCGGTAGTGGATCGACATGCCCGAGGGCAATACGATCTCCTCCTTTTTGAAGGTGACACATTTATACACGAACTCCTCACCACCGACAAGAGCCGACTTCAACAGCCGCTCGCACATGTCCCAGAAGGTCGTCACCGGGTGGGCTGTAGCACGATAGTTGTCAATGATCTTCTTGGCCGTGACGCAGTGGATCAACAACTCCTGGTCGGTGCAGTTGTGCGGGATGCTGGTCATGCGGGTCAGGTTGTCTTCCCACCCCATGAAGCGCTCGATGTATGCCCGGTCTATGCCCAGCTGCTTGGCGTCAGCCTTGGTATAGCGTAGCGGTGCCGCCCCCAGGAAGCCCGTCAAAAGCTGCGCAGAGAAGCTCGCCCACCCCAGTTGATACCCAGCCCCCAGCAAGGCCGATTTCGCGCTCTGGCGCTCGATTGGATGCGTCTCCTTGGTCATGCCAGGAAGCCCGAACATCTGTGCACCAAAGAGGGAGTACACGTCTTTGCCGCTGCGGAACATGGCCAGCACGTCCTCGTAGTCGGTGAGCCACGCCAGCACCCTGGGCTCGATCTGGGACAGGTCACCCACCACCAGCTCGTACCCCTCCGGGGCCAGGATAGCCCGCCGCATGGCGCCGCCCCGCTTCAGGTTCTGCATGTTGATGGCCGCACCCCTCGTCGCCGTCCAGCGCCCAGACTTAGCGCCATAATAGTTAAGTGGTACTGGAAGGCGGCCCCGTTGTGAAATGTCAAGGAACCGTTGGGCTCGCGTTCGCTCTCCGGTCGATTTAACTTTAAGGCGAGCCTCACAAAGGTCGACAATGTCTTCACGCTCGCCGTTGAGAAGTGCCTGGAACAGCGCATCGTTCTTGGCAAGTGCCAGGGACTCCTTGCCTGTGGTCTTGCTGACCTTTGTCGGAGGAGTAACCCCGAGCCTTTGAAGTAGGGCAGCAAACTTTGGGTTCGACGCGAGTTCAGCTTCTTCCACGCCGAGTTGTCTGAGTAGGCCTTCACGTCGTTCTCCTTCTTCTTGCAGTGCGGTGATCAACACCTTGCGGTCCAGCTCCAGCAGCGGGCGTGTGTACATCTTCAGCGTCATGTCGATCAGGCGCAGCTCCTTCGTAGGGTAGCCCTCAACCAGGCGCTCGAACACCCGCTCGCACAGGTACACGTCATGCTTGCAGTACTCGGCCAGCTCCTTCTCGATCTCAGGTGTGAGGTCAATGAGCCCATCTGTGCTGTGCACAGCCTGCCCCTTGGGCGGTAGGCCGAAGTCTTCGGCCAGCTTCATCAGCGAGTTACCGACTTCCAGGCCGCGTAGAGCTCGCGCCATTGATAGCGAGTCGAAGATGAACGCGGGTTCAACACCGTATACCCAGGAGAGGATCGATACGTCGAACTGTGCGTTATGAGCAAGGACTGCGGTGGTTGACCAGTCGTAAGTCCCCAGGATTCTAGGAAGCTCATCTCCTCGATACCACTGAGTGACTCGCTCAGATCCGTACTCATGGATGCACGCGCCGAACGCCTTGAAACGCTTGTCACGAATGTACTCCTCAGTTGTCATCTTGGACAGCGTGTAGTCCGACCTGTCCCAGCGTGTCTCGAAATCGATTGTCAGTATGCGTTTGTATGGTGCTGTCATTGGTTGTTCCTTTCTCGGATGTGGTCTGCACAGTTGATGCAGGCAGAATCCCAATCTCCTTCGGACAGGTCAGTTGCATTGTCCTCACACACCTTCGCACACGCCTCGCGCTCATCTGCCCTTTCCTCGGCCAGCAATTTCTTTATCCTGTCGCCGTACATGGAAACCACAATGCTTGGCAGACCTATTGCCTGGGCTCTGTCGTACAACTTGATGTCATCCAGCGTCAGAGTTACGGTTATTTCAGGGTGAATCATGCTTGCCCCCTTGCTCGGATGGCGTGAGCATAGGTAGGCCATGCCAACAAAGTGTTTTTGTCTTCACACACTTTCGCACACGCCTCACGCTCTGCGGCGACGACAAGGGTGGCAAAGCGTTCAATCTCCTCCTGCGTCAGCGTCCAGAACCCGTTGTGCCATGCGTCCACCTTATCGGTGTCGCAAGCCTCCCGCGCCATGCGGATGATGTCATCTTTGTTCATGCTTGTCCCCTTGCTCGGATGGCGGCGGCGCACTCATATCCAGTCATGTACGTCTCGGTATTGCCGTAGCCTTCCCATTGACCGTTGTAGCCAGCAGGACGACCAACAATCTTTTCACACACCTTCGCACACGCCTCACGCTCTGCCAATCGCCCGGCCTCGTAGCCTTCTTGGTAAGACGTGAAGCTGGACGGGTCGATGTTGGCGAGCGTATGTGCGGCGACAAGGGTGGCAAAGCGATAGAGCACCATGTCTTCAGGACGTACCATCACACACTCTATGCCAGCCTCCCGCGCCATGCGGATGATGTCATCCCGGCTCAATTGAACATCTCCCGAGCAGGTGCGTCTTCGGTCACGACCGCGCCCATCACCTCTTGTGCTTTGTTCAGTATCTCCATGCACTCCATCTCGGAGGCGCCAACGCTGATCGTCATCAGGTGGTCGTTATTGTCGACAAGCAAAACTGCCTTGTGGCCGCCGTCTTCCACGTAGCACTTGGCGAGCTTGCTCAGTAGCAGGGCAAAGTGCATCCGCTTGTCGTCCGATAGGTCTTCCAACAGGGTGAGCGTGTCAGCCCACTCCGTTTTCAGCTTTTGTTTAATCATCGCATCCATTGCAGTAACTCCTTTATGGTGGTTATGTTTTCTTCGTTGATCACGTACGCCATACCGCCAGCTGCGCGTATTGCGTTGATCTCTTTCTCTTGTAGGGCAGTCGTCTTGCCCTTCCCCGCTTTGCACTCGAAGGCAATGAAGCGGCCAGCACAGCACGCAATGATGTCGGGTATGCCAGCCCTCCCCATCCCGGCTTGGAACGGAGAGAAGTGGTACACGCCCAACTCGTTGAGTGTGTCTTTGACGCGCCGTTTCACGGCTGCCTCCGGTGTTTGTGCCATTTTTATTTCGCTTGTGTTTCGTTGAGTTTCATCAGGTAGTGTGCGGCTTTGCCTGCATCGTCGCTGCCTTCCTTGCGTCCGGCTCGCATCGAGTATTTAATCACGTTGCCCTTGAGAAATCCAATGAATTCTTCGTGCGTGAGCACGGCCTCCATCACAGCCCAGGGCTGCACTGGCATCTCTTTGTAGTGATTTCCACTTACCTGCATATCGTCGGCACGGGTGCCGTTCAATCCGTCTTTCAGTTGTGTCATAGCGGTGCTTCTCCTACGCTATC